CCGTCGAGTGCGCCTTCGTTGTAGGTTTCAACTATCTGCTCCTTCTCCATTGCTTTGGCTTGTTCAAACAAGTCTTGAATTTCGAATTGTAACGGCTCTCGATAGTATTGATTTGTCATCATTCTATCCATGATGTATGGATCAAATAATCTTTCTTTTAACCACTCAACTGCTGTCTGTTTACTTGCCATAAGTCTCTTTGTAGTACTGTTCACTTGTCAACGGCCCTTCGTTGAGCCCTTCAATCTTGCCGGATGTGAAGCTCTGCTTCAGGTACTGGCGTTCCAGTTCTTTGGCTTGCTCGAATGCCTCTGCGAAGTACGGCCCCATCTCGGAGCCGAGCTTGTTCTGCACGGCTATCTCAAGCCATTGCACTGCTGTTAGTTTAGTGCTCATCGTGTTATAGTTTGAATTTTTTCTTCGTAAATCTCGATGCCGGCGATAGAATCCACGCCGCACTTTTCCATCGCCCTCACCAAGTTTTGGGTGAAGTCCTCGGGCTTGTACATGCCCGATCCGAACAGGACACTGAGCACCTTCAGCCAATCGACCTCGCCATTAATGCGCACCTTGCGAATCGTGCGGATGCCTTTGATGTGGTCTTGCTTGATGGTGACATCAACAAGGTCCTCGAAGGTGGTTGCTTTGGCTTGCTCTGCTGCGAGCTTGCGCTCTGACTCTGCGCTGTATTGTAACATCGCTGCTTTGGTGGCTGTGATGAATGCCATCAGCGGAGCCGTGGCATCGCTCTCGATGCGCATGAGTTCCTTCTTGTAGCTATCGAGCGGAGTGGTGACGGTCTTGCGAGCGTTCTCGATGGCCTTCACGGCTTGATTGACTTGTGATATTGCGCTTGCTGCTGAGGCGTACTCGGCAGAGTTGGTGATTGCGCTTGCGTTGTGGATGGTTTGCTGAGCAGACAGGACCTCAGCAGAATTTATTGTCTGATACAATTTTTCAATCGGAATTGTTATCTTTGCGATACTGTTCATGTGTGTGATAGTTTAGTTAAGCCCGAGGTTCATGTGTGTCCTCGGGCTTTATTGTTTTAGAATGGCGTTTTATCGTCTGATGCAAATAAGCTATCGAAGTCAGGCTCATCTTTGGCCGTAGTTGTAGCCTCCCAAGTTGGCGCAGGCACTGCGGCTGCTCTCGATGTCCGAGCAATCCACTCATCGCTCTTGCGAATGTCATCCTTCAGAAAATCCGGCAGCTTGTTGAAGACTGCTTCATCGTGCTCGGTGGTGTCATAGGCCAGCAGCTCGTTGATTGCTGGAGGGCAGGCAAGACCTTTGGGCAGAGGCGAGATGCTCATGATGTTAGCATACACGCGGTCCTCTTTGCCGGTATGCCCTATGTTAATCATGCCGGGATGGCCGAGCAGCTTGGTGATGTCGAAGTCTCCGGCTTGCGCATCGGTGAGCTTCTTGCCAATCCATGACTCGATGAACTTGCGAAGGGATGCCTTCTCGCCCATTGTAAGGTTGAATACTCCCTTCACGTAGAACGGCTGCTCGCCTTTGTCCTCGCTGAAGACAGCTGTCTCTGTTGGCAGTTCAAAAAGGAATTGAACCTTGCGCTTCTTGTTGCCCCACTTCTCGTCAAAGGTGGTGCCTTTGTCAATGATCTGGTAGCATCTCGCTGGGTATGCTCCTTCTGGTGCGATTTGGCGGGTTTGGCTTCCGCCTGAATTTACTGGTGCTTTCATATTAAATAGTGGTTAAAAGTGCTTGAGTTGATTGATTGTGTAGGTGCTCTGTAACAAACGCGAATTGATTGTGGAACTGCTCCATGTCGCAAGGGTCATAGATGCGCTTCTCCGGTGGTGTTCCGTACTCCATGCTGCGATGATACTGGCGTGCAAGGTTTGCGGCTTGGCTGTCGCATCGGGTGTAAAGGCCCTTGATGCAGCCATCATTCACAACCATCACCATGGTTCCGGTGAGGTGGTTGTAGTGAAAGAATTCAGTGCCCTTCCAATTCTTGAAGGTTGTTGAGGTTGATAGGGGTGTGTTCATGTGTATTGAGGTTTAGAGATTTCGAAAAAAGTGGGCGGTGGTTAGCCGCCCGTGGTGGTTAGTTAAATGACCAAGAAACAAGGCTTAAAATAGTTGCGTGCTGTTCGTTGCCGCGCTGTAAAATCCAATTGTTAAGGTTTTTGCGTTGTTCGTTTTCGCCCTTAAGCTCCCAGCAATATTGTCCGTTAGACATTGCGTTGGTTGCATCGATTGTTCTGCTAACTGCGGTTCCTGTTAGTTCGTCAATCATTTGGAGTGTTACTGTGTTCATGGCTGTGTGTTTTTATCGTTGTTTTGTTTGACAAATGTACGAGCATATTTTGAATACGCAATACCTAAACAAAAATAAATGCAAAATATTTTATAAATCGCTGATAATCAACGCGCCTAATTTTGCGCCCTGCCCAATCCGAATCCGATAAGGCCACCGAACACAGCCCCGGCGAGCTGAGTCTCATACCACTTTTTGGGCCGGTCTGCCACGATCACATTGTTCATGCCTGTGACATGCACGTATGGATTGTCGATACCAAGGCGAACCACCTTGTCACGCTTACGCCATAAGAAGCCCTTGCGCAGCGTATCTCCAATTGCAACGGTGTAACTTACCGGAATGATAATTGAATCAATCTGGAGCCTCCCTGCGCGGCTTATCTGCCCACCTATCTCAAGCCACTTGCCCGGTCGATGGAAGGTGCGAGGCAGGCGAAGGTGCGGAAAGCTATCGATGTACACGGTCTCGCCAAGTTCGACTTGCGTGACTACCTTGGTGCGCGTTTGGTAACGAACCACCACTTCAGGCTCGCGAAGTTCTAAGGCTCTCAGCTTGGTGCCTGCTGCTGCGAGCTGCACGCCTTGGCTGTGGATGGTGCTGCTGTCCTTTGCAATGCGCGAGATAAAGGCCGTGCGCTGCGTGTTTAGTTCATGCTCGGTGTGTTGCAAAGCACCGCAAGTGCGCATCAGCATAAGCACCAAAAAGCAGCAGATTGCAATTAGGATCAGGTCAGTGTTGCGCATGTTTAATCAGTTCATTAAGTCGCTTTATGTAGGTGCTCTTATCTCTGAGCTCGTTGAGTAGTATATCCCCTGCCACCTTGATCGGCATCGCTTTCTCCTTGATATACACAGCCAGCACCTTCACAAGTCGCTCATCGCATTCGCAATCGGTGGCTGGTAGGTTGTTCATATCTGCCTGGTTGCTTTCTTAACTAATAGCCGGATTACATTGTCGAGCTTGTCAACGCTGTCAGCAAGCATGTTCATCACGCCATCGCGTTCCTGATCCGTTGCCCAGGAGTGCTCATTTAGCATCTTGACCAAGCCACCGATGGATGTCAATGGCTGGCGCAGCTCGTGCGATAAGGTGAAGCGAAACTCCTCGAGCAGTATCTTCTGCCGTTCATGTTCATGGCTGCTGATGGAGGTCACATCGACCAGCTGAATGCCGATGAAGTGCAGCATGTCAACAATGGCGTACACATTCCACATATTGAAGCGTTCAGAGGCCATCTTCTGCCGTGTCTTGGCATAGGCCCGAATCGCATCGGGTGACTTAGTCTGCGCCTTGCGGATGGCATTAAGCAGCTCATCGCGGTCGCTGTCTTGCGCTGCAATGTCGAGAATATTTACCGGCTTGATGTGGCTGCTGTACTCGCGAAATAAGTCATTAGAGGTGACGATGTTGCCATCCCTGTCGGTGATCACATAGAAGAGGTCGATTGAGGACTCAAGGATGTGCAGCGATGCCATGCTGCAAAGATAGTTAAACCGAACGCAAATCCGAAAACAAAGCACGCCACGCAGGCACGCATCCGAGCGCGTACTTGATGGTCAGCAGCATGGTGAAGGTTAGCACAATGCCATTTGCAAGTATATCGTAATTCATAGGCGTTTCAGGATTCGGCTCATTTCTTACGCTGTGAGTTTTTGGGATGTAGTACGTGGCAGCTGGATACAAAGATACATCACACGGCTGAATTGTATCAAATGCCGTGAGCACTTTCGGCTTTGGCGGTTGCGCCATGACAGCCTCAAAGCTCTCGCGGTTGGACTGCGCGAAGCTTGTGTCTGCATTGGCTTGCTCCCAGCTCATCGTGTCGATGTTGAGCTTGCTGTGGCGAACTACCTTTATTGTATCTCTTCTAATCTGTTGCATCGCTTTTGGCTTTTGGTATGTACCCTGCTGCTAATAGTGCTGCAATGATGGCGGTTAATGTTTCGGCTGTTATCACTTTGAAGATGAGTAGAAATATTGATACCAGAATCATCAGCGAGCCGATGGTGCCACGCCAGTGCTTGACAATGACATCCACAATTCGCCTCGGTTTGGTAGCGCGTCTCCTCATGAGTAAGTTTACGCAAAGAGGCGGCCCACGTTAGGGCAATTGGGGCTTAGAAATTACACAATGAGAAATAGAGATTCGCCTCTTCGCGCCTGCGATTGGTAAGCCCTGTGAGCACCTTGCCGCTTGCCTTATTCCAGCGAAGGAACTCATCGAGTATGCTCGGGTCGGCTGCGTTGGCTTTTGCCTTGCGCATCAGCGTGGACTTCACCAACGCGCCAGTCCCTACGTTGTAAGCAAAGCACACAAGCGCATCGAACTGGCATTGATTCAAGTTAGGTAGGTGTTTATTCACTGCATCTTCGAACGGCGAAAGCGTGGCGAGTAAAAGTTGCGTTGCTTCCTTTTCGCCTGTGAGCTTTTCTCCTAATAGCACCTTCTTGCCGTTAGGGTGGCGTGTCGAGCCGTAGCCTATGGTCGGCACACCTGCTGGGCAAAGGTAAGAACTAAGCCGCAAGCCCTCATACTTCTTAATCAGATTTAGACCGAGAAGCGAGGTTGAGCGCATTACACAGGAATTACTGCTTTGATTGTATCGTCTGACTGGTCATGGTAGAGGTAGTAATCACCAGCATTTGCGCCAAGAGCCACCGTTATTGCTGTTGCCGCCGCTGTTGCATCTGCATAGCTTGGCAAAGCACTTGGTGAAATTACGAACATTCCATTCAATGTGTTGCCACTTGCTGCGGCATTGCCGATTGCAACAACGTCATCGCCAGTATTTTGACCGCCTGCTAACTCGCCCAATAATACCACATTATTTCCTGTATTTTCATTGCCTGCACCGACTCCTATTGCTACATTGTTATCACCAGTATCTTCAAGACCAGCCCCATTGCCAATCCAAACGCCATTAGTGCCAGTTGAATCTTTACCTGCAGCAGTACCCAAAGCAACGCAATCAGTACCAGTTGCTCCATCACCAGCATTTCTGCCAATGGCAATCCACTGACCCGATGGTGGTGTTGGTATGTTTTTGCCAACAATAAAGTCATTGTTAGTGCCGTCGATTATAACGGTTGATGTGTTGACAGTATTGCCGTTATCGTAGGCATTTTGTAGGTTCACTACATCGCCTACCTCAATCTGCTTCGATGTATTGCTGCCAGTGTCAACGATGTAGAACACATCATTCGCCGCTGCCGTGCTGGTCGATGTTAGGTCTGTAACTTTTACGCCTGCCATAGTTTTGAGTTTTTACAAAGTTAAGGATTCTTTTGGAATATATTCAATCGCTGGCAATTGCTTGACCCAATCGATTGAGCATTGCCCAACCTCTTCGACTGAGATTATCCAATTGTCATTTGCATCTTGGATAGGATTGAAATATGAATCGGCAGCGTAGAGTGTGCCACGTAGCTGCTCGGCTTGTTCGGGTGTTAGCATATAAACGGTTGTCATACTTGTCTGCCTAAAGTGGTTTGAAATGTTTGAACGGCGGTGTACAAATCAGCTGCTTCTGTGTCGTTTAATCCAGCACCTATTGAAGCAAAGGCGCATTCTTTGTTTGTATAAAACCCAGCGGATGCAGTATTTGTTATATATGCAGCTGCTATTAATGTAGTTGCATTGGCTCGACTATAATTTACATTCGTAGTATTTGTATTTAATAATGAACCATTCCTGTAAATTTTACGTGAAGCACTTGAGGTTATTGAACCAATAGCCATGCCTCTACCGTCAGTTGTTGTGCTATCTACAAGTCCAGTCGCTGCACCAAGTTCTGTCGCCCTAAATGAAATTAAATTTGTATTTCTTCTGACTATTAAATTCAAACCATTACCGCCGTTTGTATCATTTAGATTACCCATAACAATCTCATTAATAACGCCCGAGTTTGTTCTTGAATAATAACTTAAATGCCCTGAATTATTGCTCAAATTTGTGGTGTTAAAAAAACTATCTGCATATCCATTAGTCCCATTAGGTGTTGCACCATTTGCCGAATGCGTCCAACCGCCGACAAAATTTAATCTAAAAGCTGCGTTTGTATCGGCTGGATTGATAAGATTGAATTTGTGGCTTGATGCGCTGCCACCGACAAAGGGATAAACAGCATTAAACTTTGTCCAAAGACTTGCAGACTTTAGTGATGCTACCAAAGCAAATATCGCTGATTGTTGCGTTGAATCCGTAATTCCTGCCGCCGAGATAAATGCCTGTGCATCGGGGTCAGGGATTGCGGCTGTGCCAAAAGTCCACTGCGTAAGCAGCCCAGTATCTCGCCTCGTTAAAATCCTCATACGATACGGTTTACATAGCCAGTTATGTTGATGACATTGGCAGCACTTGCAAAGGCTCGTACTGTTACCGCTGCGCCTGTGTCCACTAATATCAAGCCCGGCACCACCAAAAAGATGCCCGACTGCGCAGCGATACCTACAACGATGCTATCGTCAGGAGCTGTTGTGCCGCCCCATTGAATCGTCAATGTGCGCGTAACGCTGTCTGTATTGTTGGCATAGAGATACACCTCATCAATCGATGCGCTGCCGCTTGTTGCGTGGATGGTAGTTCCACTCGATGCTGTTGCAACAACCTTAACCGGTCTGCCGCTTGTGCTTGCGCTTAGTTTTACTTTTGAATATGTTGGCATTTTACGAAAATATTTGAGTGAGTAAAATTATCTGGTCTTCAGTTGGTGAGCTTGGCAATGTCGCAAGGCTTCCATCCCCTCGCACATATTGCGAGGTAGTGCCGCTTGGCGTGTTGAACTTGCCGTTGAATGTAGTCCAATCCCCCGAACTTAGCGCACCTCTGTTCAACGCGCTGGCAGTTGGCAAATTGAACGTATGCGTTGAGGTTGCCGAGCTGATGCCGAAGTCTGTGCCAGCCGTGCCAGTTGCAAAGTTCTGCACTTGCGCGGTCAAGCCGTTGAGAGCATTCAAGCCTGTGGTGAACGTGGTGATTATTTGGCAAAGGTTGTTGTCCTCAGTATGCAGCGTGATGGTTCGCCCCGATGTGGTTACGAAAATGCGTATTGCGAGCCTATCGGTTGCAAGCAGAACCGTGCTTGGTACTGCAAGCGCACTAACGTATAAATCGACCACCGTGCCGCCTGTAATCGCTTCGGGGTTTGTAGCCCCTGAAGAGATGAGCGTAAAGGTTGCGCCATCGTACTTGTAAAGCTCAATATAGAAGCTCGGATTTCCACCGCCACTCGATGCGTTGAAGTAGGTTTCAAAGTTCCAATTGCCCGAAGGGATTGCCAAAAGATTCGGGTCGCCTGCATCGGTAATGAATTGAGCAATGTAGCCATTGCCTTGCGCGTTGGTGCGCGTGAAGTTCGTACCACCACCAAGCACAGGCACGCGGCTCATCTCATAGTAGGTATTGCCCCCGAACGTGCCTTGGTTAACCGAGCCGTTGAGGTAGTAGTTAACCGATGCGCCACCACCGCCGCCAAGCGGAAAGTTCGCAAGGCTGCCATCGCCGCGAACGTACTGGCTCACTACTCCATTAGCAGTTATATCCACGCTCGGCGTAGTGGTATTATTCGGCACGTTAACGCTGAACGCAGGATTTGTCGGAGTTGGCACGGTTGCCGCTACCGATGTGACCGTGCCATTGGTCAATGTCGGAAACGGCGTAGGCGTTCCAGTTCCATCGAGATAGTCGGAAGCCGTGCCTGTTGGCACATCGAACTTATTTGCAAAGCTCGTGAAGTCAGCTGAGGTCAAGTAGCCATCATCGAACAAGTTCGCAGGCTGTATACTTATGTCAGGCGTTGCCCCACCGCTTGAGAATATTGGCGAGGTTGCCGTTACTCCTGTAACGCCGCCAACGCTTACCACAGCCCACACAGCTGCGCCAATTGTAGCATCGCTGCAAAGGTAGACCGTGCCATCATCAAGCGACCATCGTGAGCCTACAACAAAGCCCTTCGTGCTGTCATCTGTTGGCTGTGGTACGAACGTGAAATTGTGCGTTACATCGCGAATCGTGAAGCCGTCTTGCTCCATGTAGTACAATCGCCCTGCTTCCCATTTAAGCTCGTAGCTAATCGAGCAGAGTTGCGCTGTGCCCTTTGCGCCTCCAAGCCCTGCATCGGTTGTACCCTTGCGAAAGCGTGCGCCGTTATCAAAGGAAAGCCCAGCCGTTCCAATAAAGTCTATGTCATTGGTAGTGCTGTTGCCGATGTCGGTTGTTTGCTGCAAATCTTCACCGCCACCGCCAGGCACATTGACCTCAACCACGCCAGGCGAAGTCAGCGATGCCGTCACTCCTGCTCCTGTGAAGTTCAACGTGGTGGTGTTGGTGCTAACATCAGCCCCTTCTTCCTGTGTGCGCAAGGGCGTTCCACCGCCTCCGCCAATTGCAACCAACGGATCCGCTGGTGTGCCGTTGCCGGTGATAGTCACCCCATCCACAGCCACCGATGTGAGGCATGGCTCACAAGGCTCGAAGTCAGGCAGTGGAATGTCACCGGTTGCACATGTGTCATAGCAGCCGTCCTCACTTGAGGTGCTGACATTGATGTCCACATCAACTGCAACTGCGGCCCATTCGTAATTTACTGGCAAGTATCTCGCCTCCGTTGCATATCCGCTTGGCACTACCTCATAGGCAATGGCCCCGATGGCAGTCTTGAATTGTGGGTCTGTGCCGCTTATCAAGCGCAGCACTCTCGATGCCACCCAGTCCTGTGCATCGGCAGAGTCGCAAGGGAGGTGCGACTTGCGGACCATCGCATAGGCGGTCATGCTGAACTTGGTCTCGTATATCGACTTGCAGCCGGCTAACCTCAGCGAATCGTTCTTGCTTACTGTTATCTTGCCACGCTTAGCCCAGAACAATGTGCCCTGCTTCGCATCGTAGTTCGTCACAGGGATGGCTTGGCCGTTGCCTATGTAGAAAGCCCAGGCTTTGTCATTGCCTTCGCCAACAAGCTCGGAGAGGCCGTATATCTGGTCGAAGATATTGCCAACCTCAACACGTTGGTTCAGTCTGTCAAGTATGGTAGAGAGTATATTCATCGTCTATTCATTGCGTTTATGATTTGCTCAACTAATTTCTGCGCATGTTCTTCAAGCATCTCGGCCTGCTCTTCCGCAGTCGGCTGAAAGATTATGCCGTACTTTGCCTCGAGTCCTTCGACCTTGCCAGCCTCCGATGCAGGCAAAGCAATGGCAGCCTCCAAGCCCTCGGTGATTACCTCCTCCGATAAGAATCCACCCTTGAGCCTCCCAGTCAATTCAAGTGGCAGCTTCGCAGATGTGCCTTGCTTCAGCTGCGCATATCCACCAGGGAAGTAGAGAGACTC